ATTAAAGGCTTTTTAACCGGTGATCTAACGGACCTTAACCACTGGTTAAGTCTTGGCATATCTGGAACTTTACCATGTATGTTGGTAGAGTTTGAGGATGTCCATTGCAACTGGTACATCAAGGATAAAATGTACCTGTGTTGTGAGTTTGATTTATCAAACTTTGCCCAGTTTGTCTGCAGATGGCGTATAAGCTTATCAGCTTCTCTTTGGGACAGCTCGAGGCTTGTCGTTGTCCTAAAGTCACTTGCTTGCTGTACAAGCAGCTTTTTTACATCTGCATCAAAGTGACAGAGCTGGTGTATAAGTTGACGCTGTTTTGGGGTGGACTGTGTTGTAGCGACCATAGTTATAATGAATTTGAGGTTATGGGTGGATGTTGCGGATACTCTCTAGAGGCGTTTTCTGCAGCTATAAGCTGTTGAAAAGCACTTACTTCTCGAGTTGACATGGTTGGGTCTCCAACCCAGTTACCATCCATGTCTTGTTGAACTATCTTACCATTTACTTGGTATTTCCTTTCTTCAATTTTTTTGATTTGTATTTCCATGGTCTTGCGATTAGATTAATTAGTGCATAAATGAAGCCTCCAAGGGATAAAATAAATATGGCTAAGCCTAAGTATTGAAGTATGGTTAGGAACAATTGCATTGGTTTTGTTTTTTAGATTCTAATTCTTTTAAATATTCTGTAACACTTCCAAAGAAGTTGATAAGCTTCTGGTGGTGTCTTTTGGTTCTGGCAGTCTTTTTATACTTGATACTGTCTTGGCAGTCTTCAAAATTGACCTCGCAATCTGCGATGAGATCCTCGAGGTCCATTTTTTTGAATGTTTCTTTGCGTTCTCCCATTATAAGCTTGAAAATTGTAGTGAAACATCTTTCCACTTACCCTGAGCATCTCGCACATGCAGACGGCAGTAAAGCGAAGATCCAGAGACTTGCTGGCACTCGTCCAGCTTATCAAACTCAGAGATTAAGTTGTCATCTCCAAGCTCTCTAACTTGTCGGCGAGCTTTAGCAAGCAACTTGGGATCATACTCCATTTTGGTATTTTTAATAAGTAGGCCATCAAGGATATTGTAGAGGCCTTTATTGCGAGCTTCAAACTTTTGTTTGAAGATTTCACGAATAGCCGTAATGTGTACCATTGCTTCATCGGTAAACTCAAACTTCTCTTGGCGATCTACTGTCACCTTTATGGTGTCTGTTCTGTTTTTGAGCGTAAAGCTGTTCACTGCTTTTGGCGTTTTGCCCTCTATGGTATACATACGCTCGTACAGCTTATTAGCTTCGGATATGCTATATTGCTTCAGTTCTTTCATCTCATTATGAATCTGAATAAATTTTGAAGCAGTGTGATCTAGGAAATCCTCTTTATCCTTGAAGTATTCATTTTCTGCCTTTTCTTTTACAGCCTTTTTCACCTTCTTACGTCTAGCTATTTCTGCCTCTAGATCAATTTCACTTAATGAAGCTAGCTCTAGTCCTTGTGGTTTAATTTGTGTGTTCATTGTACTTTGATTTCTTTATTGTGGGTTAAATAAATAGTTAGCGTTGCACCAGATCTTTTAATTTCAAACTCGAACTGTAAAAAGGCGAGTCTTATCGCATCGTCTGTCGTAAATTTCTCTACACCTGTGATGTAGCCTGTTGATTGGTTGGTCTTGTCGTAATGGACTGGCTTGCCGAAATAGTTTGCTAGTCTTTCAAATTTTTCTTTCATGGTATTTTTGATTTTAAGTGTGTAATATTTCATTTGCCTGTTCTATAAGCTCCTCGTAAGCCATAAAGATGTTGTCGTGAACATCCTCCCACTCAACTAATTCTGCACGACCATAAATGTTGAGTATTTCCTGTTCTTTGCCGTTAATGACTGCTAGTCTTAAGTCTTTTACTATCTGTCGAGCTTGGTCTGTATTATTCATCGTCCGCTTTCATTTGTTCAATTAGATTATTTACTTTTTTTTGCAAACTCTTATGGAGTATGTATCTGGGCTCTCTTTGGATACCTATTGTTAGGTTATTTTTATACTCAATCCATGCAGAGTGTTCTAGGTGTATCAATGCTCTCTGAAACCACGTGAGCTCGTTTGGAAAGTTTATTCTTTGATACTTCAATACGCCAATCAAGTCGGTAAGTCTTTGAGTGGCCCTGGCATGTTCGTTAATTTGATCTGTATTCATAGTCTTTAGTTTTTAGAGCTTTTTTAATAAGTGGTTTTGAATAGTATTGGGTAATTTTGGTAGTGATATTGTTATAAAAGTCCCAGATCGTATCTTTGCCTAGATCTTCATAATCTCTCACCTTCCATATAAAGTCGTCCTCCAGTGCTCGATATACGCTTATCCAGTATTGAAAAAGCTTAGTGTTGGCCATAAGCTTTTGCAAGTCCGCATCATTGTTCGAATATGCTTCGCACCAAACCATGTAAGTGTCTAGTACAAACATGCTATGCTCGTGGTCTGTTATTTTTAGTAATTGCGCTATTGTTTTCATGGGTTTATGTTATTTCATTCCAGTATTCGGCAGCACCTTCGCCCCAAATAGTGTAAAGTTCACCGCCTCCAAATCTTGAGAGGGTTGACGCTCTAAATCCCTCAATGTGTATCTTCACGTCAGCATCATATCTCACGTGCTTAGCTGCTCTTCCTTCAGGCTCTCTTCCTTCGGCATGGCTAGTGAAAATCACCAGCTTTTTATATTTAATCACAAAGGCTTTAAATTCTTTATACTCAGTCTTACTCATTGCTGCATATTGGTAAGAATCAAAAAAATAGAACACAGGGCTTTTTGGCTTAGCCATTCTCTCCTTAAGTTCTTCAACACTTTCAGATAGGATCACAAATCGCTTCTTTACCAAATGCATCTGGTTGCGCTGTAAGGCTTGGCGAAAGGACTTTCTTGCACCTTCCTCCAGCGTGTTGTAGGCTACTTTTTGAAACTTGCATAATTCTCTAGCTAATTGCATTGAAAAACTTGTTTTACCATTTCCAGACTTGCCCCAAATGATCCAGATCCCTGTTGCTTCTGGTATGCCTATTGAATCTTTCCAAAGCCCCTCAAGTTTAATTTCCTTGAAGTTCATCTTATAGATTTGATCTATGCTTATAGCTCGGTTAAGGCTCATTAACTGGTGTTTTCTGGTTATTGATTATTTTGATTTGCTTTCTTGATCTTCATAGCGTGAATCATTCGCTTAACACGTCTTAGATCGTTTTCTGAGTCTGCAATGATCTTCTTGATATCATTGCGATCTTCTATACCGTTGGCAACACATACCTGAGTGATGTCGGTAGTGCCAACGCCCTTAAGTTCAATACACTTGCGACCTATACGGCTGTAGATTTCCTTATAGCCTTTCTTGTTGAGGCGAAGGCCTTTTTTAAGGCGTTTCTCCAGGTGATCTGTTGCTGCTAAGACAATCCCGCAGTGGTCCTCCAGTTGGTTGAAAATGGTAATGAAGAAATACAGTACCTGGTCGCTCAGCTTGTCGGCTTCGTCCATGATGATGAGTGGACTGTCTTGCTTCTTAAGTTGCCTGGTCACTTCCATCATCATTTCGGCAACGGTGAGGCCAGAGTAATCTCTTCCCATTGCTTGCAGGAGTTCTGCGAGAAAGTATTTCCTGTTCCAGTACTCGTTGCATTGCAGCAGGTGGGCTCTTTTGTTGTTTTGTGTATAGTGACGGATCGCCAGAGACTTACCGCTTCCTGCTTCGCCTACAATAGCAAATACATTGTGAAACTGCTGAGCGTCTGAAAGGAGGCTGGACATGATCTTGTAGTCTCGAGTCTCCACGACTTGCCATTGGTCTTTTGTAAATCCAGTTTGTGAAGCGATGTTTCTCCACATGTCGTCCGAGATCTTCTCCCAGTTGTCATTGATCACTTGAGAGATCAATGCGCCAGATACACCCTTAAGTGTTCTTGCTGCCTGGTTCTGCGAGTCGTAGCGAGCGCAGTAGTCTTGCAGTTGATTTTTAATTTTTGTTTTGTCTTGAATAGTCATAACTTTGGGTTTTGGATTATTAATAGATTGCCCGTGCTTAAGCTCCACGGGCTTTTTTTACATCATATCGTAAGGATCGTACTCATCGCTGTTGCTAACTTCTTTCTGAAATTGTGCGAGTTCCAATTCTTTCTTTTTAACTGGCTTAGGCTTATTTAGTTTGCTTTTTTGGCGTCTGGAAGACTCTACTCCCTTAATGTTTGGAGATCTTAAGCCTTGTTGGTGTGCTGCACCTCCGTGAGCTTCGAGAATGTCTTCAGTAGCGTTTCTCATGTCTACACGCAGATCTTTGTTGCGTTGGATGATGTCTCTTAAGAAATCCTCTTCAAACTCTGTGATCTCCTGGCGAGCTCTGGAGACTTCGACCTTAGTTTCGGCAGCCGTCACAAATCGAAGTCCGAGCGGTGTGTCTTCATAGAGGTAGATCATTGTCATATCCTCAGGATCAAACTTGATGTGGAACTTCTTATCGATAGACTTGCGGTGGAAGTTCATGTCGGCCCTTCTGTCTTCATCGTAAACCAGATACTCGTACTTAGCGCCTTTCTCTGTAAATGAAAGTCCAGAAGCATTGTAAGTGACAGGCTTATCACGTAAAATCCAGAAGAGATCCACCATGTCAAACATGCTTAGCTCTGGAGCTTCAGCATTTGTACTTTCCAAATACATGGATATGCGTGGCTTTCCTGTCTTGTGGTGAGTCGCTTCGTTCCATTCCTTACGTCGCTTAGCGTATGTGGCTTTGATTTCGTCCAGACTTGGCAGATCGCGTTGATTTGCCAGGATAAACTCCATATTTGCCTTAGATTCTTGTTTTTTGGTGGTGATGTTCTGGCCTGTAAAGAACCAATCACGCTTCAAAAACTGCTGTTGAAACCTTCCAAATATGCTTTCAATGGTCTTAGATTTACCATTGTAAGGCTGTGTTTTGATGCTGAGACGTGCCAGCTTGGTCAAAAACTCGCCCGATTGTAGCTTCTTATGTCCTCCCTGGCCATCAAACCCAATTTGATAGGGTCTATGTCCAGAAGTTTTCGCAGCCATCTTATAAGCGAAGTATTGCGCCTCATAGTCTTCAGATTTTGAGATATGGTACCCAAGTAGAACTTCGGAGTACGTGTCGATGACTTCATACACCTGGCAAGTCTGCATTTTTCCATTTTCGTCCTGGTAGTAGTAGTTAAGTTTGGTACCATCACTATACCATAGGCTATCACGCTGTGAAGGCATTTTGGTCTTAAGGTGCATGGTGTATTTTTCTTTGGCGGTGACCTCTCCAAATCTGTGACCGTACCAAAGTGGCTTGATGTCCTCCTGGTGTAGATAGTTATAAATGGTCTGCTCAGATTTCAGTTTCTTCCAGCCTTCGTCTTTAGCCAGTTTATTATATTCGGCAAAAAGCTGCATAGTATTGGCAATCTTGTTGACTTGATCTGCCCAACGAGATACGAGCCACATTTTGGCATTGTCGTTGATTTTCTCGGAGTTCTTGTTACAGAAATTACCATGCACCAGGCTGTCAAAACCTTCGGTCTTAAATTGGTTGTATTTCTGCTTAAGTCTGCGGTGGTTGGACGGTAAGGAGTGAGGCCATTGATTGAAGGTTAGTTCACTTACTACTTTAGCCATCTTTTGCCAAACTTGCGTTTTTGCAACTCCAAGAGCTCTACGCTTAGCAAGCTTATTATTCATCATTACATCGATAGTGGTAAGGATGGAAGCATTTGCGGTGTATTCGTTGATGTTTTTCTCTGGAAGGGCTTTATCGTCATTGGTGACGTAGTTCTGGAAGTATTTTTGCGCCTCGAGGTTGGTGTTTAGATAATCGGTAAAAACGATGTGCTTGGTTTTCTTGTAAGGATCACCAGCAATTTGAACAATTTTAGATTTTATCCTATCCGGAATAGATTCAAACTCAATAAGTGCTTTAACTGATCTGCATCCTCTTCGTATGACGTTGATGTTTCCAGCAGAAGCGTGGTAATGATAGTTATTTCGATTAAATATCTTTCTATCAATTAGCCAGCTGGACTCAACACA